GCTGCCTTTGTTGCTGACCAAGAAATCAATACTGTAGCCTGTCTAACAGAACTCATGGTTAATTGTGAGTTCAAATGAGTCCGTTTGATTTTGTTAATGCGATTCTACAAAACAAGAAACAGTTAATTGTTGATGAGTCCACCGAGAAGGAATATGCACCCTTCTTGGTGAACCGCAGTCTATCTTATCATAGAGATTGCGTCATTTATGCTAATGAAATGAACCGTAGGCACTTTCTTGACAAAAAAATGCAGAATGATTTTTTGCTAAATACCATAAGGTCACAGAAAAGACCATTTGCAAAGTGGATTAAATCAGAGAAAAGTGAAGATATATCATGCGTTAAGATTGCTTTTGGTTTCTCAGATTCTAAAGCCAAGGAAGTTCTTGGTCTCCTCAGCAAAGAACAAATCCAACAATTAAAAGAACAAACCGATACCGGTGGATTGAGGAAATAAAATGGTTAATTTGGCAAAGTTTATTGAAGTGCTACTCAATGAACAAGATGACTTTCTTAAGGTAAGAGAAACGCTAACTCGCATTGGTGTATCATCAAGAAAAGAAAAAGTTCTATATCAATCTTGTCATATCTTGCACAAACAGGGACAGTATTATCTTGTTCATTTTAAAGAATTGTTTGCTCTAGATGGTAAACCCTCCAACATATCTGAGAATGACATACAGCGAAGAAATGCTATTGCTAAGTTATTAGAAGAATGGGGTCTAGTTAAGATATTGAATCCAAGTGTGATTGAAGAAGTTGCACCGTTACATCAAATCAAAATCATTTCATTCAAAGAAAAAGATGATTGGGAATTGGTAGCAAAATATAACATTGGTAAAAAGATTAATAGATAATGGGGTTATATCATGGAAAAACAAAAGCAACCTGTAAGATTGAAAAATCTTTATAGTAACGAGATTGTCTACTGTAATAATGTAAACGAAACTGTCTCTGATAATAACTATGTTTTCATTAGGGTCTTTTCAAAAGAGAATCCCCAAAGAATTTACCTAGTTAATAAAGCAGCATATGAAGTAGATAACTAAAACATAGTGGGGCGCAATGCCTCACTTTCATCATGGAGATATTATGAATAAGCGAGATAAGAATTTTAAATTGAGCAAGCAGAGTAAAACTATCCTTGCATTGGCTACTCATCCAAGTAAGCGTAGTTTTTACCGTAACATTATGATTGATGCAGAAATTGTTGCTTCAACTCCCTTTAAATCTTCTAAACCGAGAGATGCTGAATGAACTTAAAGGTCTACAGCCACTTTCATAAAGAATTTCCAATCAATAGAAATTCTTCTTGGCTTGTACCAACTTTCGCTGCATCATCAGAAGCATATGGTCATTCAAGTTTACCATCAGGTTATACTAATGTAACTGCCTTCGGTGGTGGAATTAATAAATTTAAATGGTACTATTCTTCTAAGACTGATGAAGATGGTTTTCTAAAGGCGATGGGTCAACAGGCAACAGAGTATTGGATGTTAGATCAAAATCCTACTGTAGACTATATTGGTTGCAGTACCTATCGCCGATACTTGATGGTTGATCCTGAAGCACCTAAGAATGTTTCTAAAATTATTATGGCACCTGAACAAGAGAATGCCGATAGGTTAGGTAGTGATGAGATAGGTAACATCATTCTACAATACATGGAAACAGCCGATGTTTTGACCAATCATTCTATTGCAGTAAATCATTCGGTAGAATCACAATACCTCGAATCACAACCAAGAGAATATTGGGATAAGTTTCTAGAGGCAATTGATGTTCTGTATCCTGACTACAGAAAACACTTGACATGGTTCAAGCAATGTAGTATAATTAACTTTGAAACTTGTTATGTTATGCGTAGGCAAATATTCAGAAAGTATGCAACAGAACTATTTGAAATCTTAGAATACATCTTCAAAAATTCCTCAAATGTTTACCCAACGCAACAAACAACATCTGAACCATTACCATGGAGATACCCTGGTTTTCTTGGTGAAAGATTCTTTCCGTTTTTCGTGTATGCAAATGGCCTGAGGAGAATTCAAGTGCCTTTAGTGGTGTTACAATGAAAGAAAAATTTATCCACGCACACATGAAGGCAGCAGAAGTATATGCTGACCTATCACCTGCGAGGCGTCTCCATGTTGGTTGTGTTATCGTAAAGGATGACACAATCATTGGCATTGGTTACAACGGTATGCCAACTGGTTGGGATAATAATTGTGAAGATGAATTGAGGTGGTCAGAATTCAACCTTCCTGAGGGGATACAGTTACTGAAAAGTAAACCTGAGGTACTTCATGCGGAGACTAATGCTATCGCAAAGGTTGCTAGGTCTACTAACTCAAGTGATGGTGCCGCAATGTTTATTACTCATGCACCATGCCTTGATTGTGCCAAACTGATACATCAATCTGGTATCAAATCTGTATTCTATAAGAATGAATATCGAGATACCAGTGGTGTAGACTTTCTTAAAAAATGTAATGTTGAGGTTAAAAATGTCAAAAGTTTATGAATCGAAAGTTGAAGTCTTAGATGATGGGGATGGTCTATTGGATCTTCCCGAAGAAATGGTAAAAGAATTAGGTTGGCAAATTGGTGATACACTTGATTTCACCCTCGACAATGGTGGAGTCGTTATCAGAAACTTGACTCATAATATGAGGGAGAATGGTGCAACAATCTTGGCTGATGTAGCTAAGTTTATGGGTGCTGCTGGTCAAACTGTAGTGACTTATAATCCTGTTCAAGCCGCACTATACGAAAAACTTATTGATGAAGAATATGGTGAATTCAAAGAATCAATTATGGCAAAAGATGAGGTAGAACAAGCTGATGCCTGCTTTGATATGATTTGGGTAATTGTTGGTTATATGTTGTCCAAAGGATGGAACTGTCCTGGCATTTGGGAAGAAGGCGCTAAATCTAATTTAGCTAAAATTGATTCAGTATCAGGCACAGTTCTCAAACGCGAAGATGGCAAAGTAATGAAGCCCGAAGGTTGGCAACGACCAAACTTCAGTAAATTTGCCTCATAAAAGTAGTATTTGTGTTATAATTATTTCTTTAACTCTACGAAGGTATCAAATGAAACTGCATGAAATCGCAAAGAAATTAGCCATTCAACATAACATGATCTCTGCCGAAAGGTATGATCTTTCTTACCGAGAATATGATGATATGGTTGAGGTCATTGGGTGGGTGCAAGACCCTAACTATAATATGTCTGACTTTCAAGGTCGTGAGATGTTGTTCCCTAAACGCTGGCTTACTTTGGGTGTTCTACCTGCTACTACTGAGGTGAAAGTATGACAATTCAACTAATTACTCTTAAGAGTGAAAAAACTTATCTATGTGAAGTCGTTGAAGACGAAACACTTCCTGGTGCTATCATTATGAAACAGCCTGTTCAGGTTGTGATGGTACCTCCGCGCGGACCAAATGAATCTGGTGGTGTTGCTTTCATGCCATTTCTTGAATTCTCTGAACAATTTAAGACTGGCATCCCATTGTCACCGACTGATGTTTTAACAGTTACTACGCCTGTGACTGAAATTTTAAACCAATACAACAAGATGTTTGGCTCAGGGATTCAAGTAGTGTCTAACTTTAAATGAGTAAATTCTACACGAATGTTGCCATACAAGGCAACAACATTTTATTTCGTGGTGTGAATAATGGTCGGCGAGTAAAGGCAAAGATTCCTTACTCGCCGTCTTTGTTTTTACCTACTAAAAAAGATACCGAATGGAAAACTTTGTTTGGAGAACCTCTTGAAGAAATGAAGTTTTTAGATATCAAAGATGCTAAAGAATTTCTTAGTAACTATAAAGATGTTCAGAATTTTAAAGTTTATGGTCAAGATAGATTTGAATATGCTTTCATTGCAGATGAACACCGTGGGCAGATTGATTGGGATATCAATGATGTTTCTATTGCAGTAATAGATATCGAGGTTGGTTCAGAGAATGGTTTTCCTGATCCATATGCTGCTACAGAACCAATCACCGCGATATGTATTCGATACATTGGTCATCACACCTATGTTTATGGTTGTGGTGATTATCGAAATGATGATCCAGAGAATGTAACTTACCACAAATGTAAAGATGAATGGACACTATGTAAATCTTTTCTAGATGCATGGGAAGCAAATACACCTGATGTTATCACTGGTTGGAACATAGACTTCTTTGATATTCCATATCTCGTTAATCGCTTCCGTAAAATTGTTGGTGAAGATGAGACTAAGAAGCTATCACCTTGGCATAATATATGGGAGCGTAAAGTAACATATCGAGGTCGTGAGATGATTTCATATAACATCACAGGACTTTCTGCGCTTGATTATATTGAATTGTATAGATGGTATGCTCCTGAAGGTAAGAGGCAAGACAACTATCGACTTGATACAATTGCAAACTCTGAACTAGGTGAAAGTAAACTATCATATGATGAATTTGATAACTTGCATGAACTCTATCGTTTAGACTATCAGAAGTTTATTGACTACAACATCAAAGACGTTGAATTGATTCTTAAACTAGAAGATAAGTTAAAGTTGATTGAATTGGCTTTGACTCTTGCATATGATACCAAGTGTAACTATGAAGATGTATTTGCACAAACTCGTATGTGGGATGCTTTGACATATGCACACCTGTTAGAGAAAAAGATTATTGTTCCTCCTCGCCGAGTGCAGAACAAGACTGAAGCATTTGAAGGCGCATATGTCAAAGAGCCACAGATTGGATTGCATAACTGGGTTGCATCTTTTGACTTGAACAGTCTGTATCCACATTTGATGATGCAATTCAACATTTCGCCAGAGTGTTTGATTGAACCACAAAATTACACCGACGAAATGCGCGATGTTCTTATGCAGAGTGTGTCTGTTGATAAACTATTGACAAAGCAAATAGATACATCTAAACTTACTGGTGTTACATTGACACCGAATGGTCAATTCTTTCGTACCGACAAGAGAGGTTTTCTGCCTAATATGTTGGATGAAATGTATGAAGATCGCAAGAAGTTTAAGAAGCTGATGCTCAAATCAAAACAGGAATATGAGAATGAATCAGATCCTGTTAAGAAAAAAGAGATTGGTAAACTTGTTGCACGATATGATAACCTACAACTAGCGAAGAAAGTTTCTCTCAATAGTGCTTACGGTGCCCTTGGTTCTCAATACTTTCGTTTCTATGACCTGCGTATGGCTATTGGTGTTACTTCTGCTGGTCAACTTTCTATTCGTTGGATTGAAAACAAAATCAATCAATACATGAATCAGGTATTAAAGACAGAAGGTAAAGATTATGTTATTGCTTCAGATACAGATTCAATTTATCTCAATCTTGGTCCATTGATAAGTAGCATCGTTCAGCCGAACTTCGCAATTGACAAAGTTATCTCTATCATGGACAAGATATGTGAAGATAAAATTCAACCGTTCATTGACAAAAGTTATGAAGAACTTGCTGACTATACTCACGCTTACGAACAGAAAATGCAAATGAAGCGAGAAGGTCTTTCTAACAAAGGTTTTTGGACTGCAAAGAAAAGATATGCATTGAATGTTTACAACAATGAAGGTGTGCAGTATAATGAACCTGATGTTAAAGTTATGGGTCTTGAGATGGTTAAATCTTCAACGCCGGCTATGGTTCGTGGCAAGATGTATGAAGTGGTACATTTGATTATGAAGTCTGATGAACAAACTGTGCAAGAATTTATTGCTAACTTTCGTGAAGAATTCAAATCTTTGCCTGTAGAAGAAATTTGTTTTCCTCGTGGTGTAAATGGTGTCAAAGAGTATTCTGATCCAGTTACTCTATATAAGAAAGGTACTCCTATTCATGTTAAGGGTGCGATTCTATATAATGATATGCTCAATAAACTTAATCTTACCAAGAAGTATGAGACAATTAAAAATGGTGAGAAGTTGAAGTTTACCTATCTTAAGCAACCAAATCCTATGAAAGATAGTGTCATATCTTTTCCATCTAGATTGCCAAAAGAATTTGGTATGGAAAAGTATGTTGATTATGATATGCAGTTTGAGAAGTGTTTTATGGAACCGATCAAGATCATTTTAGATTCTATCGGTTGGCAAACAGAGAAGCGAAATTCATTGGATGATTTTTTTGGATAACATAAAGATAATTCGAACCGGCATCAATGTCTCAAAGATTGTGAGACAGCTTGAACAATATCCTGAAGATTGGGGTATTCAGAAGACAATGGAAAACACCGATCAAGTTGGTGGTAATACTATTGTCCGTGCTGGTGTCTTGCAGTTAGTTATGGGTGGTATCACAAGACTAGATGAGTATGTTGGTGACACAGAAATTTGTGCAGTAACGCCAGCATACTATCGACACACCGAGATTATTGGTTTTATGAAACGACACTTCAAAGATTTCAAACGATGTGGTTTTCTTTCTCTACCCGTTGGTGATATAGTTGGTACACACATAGATGTTGGTAGCTATTATCAAACAAAGGATAGATACCATTTATCAATACAAGGTACATACAAGTATACTGTAGGTGATGAATCAGTTATAGTTGAACCAGGTACATTGTTATGGTTCAACAATAAGTTACCTCATGGCACCGTTAATGTTGGTGATGTAACTAGAATTACATTCGTATTTGATGTACCGCATAAAAAATATAAACATTAGGAGATTATTATGAGTCTATTGGATAAGCTAAAAAAGAATTCGACAATTAAAGAAAGTGCCATTTTGGCAAAATCAAAGTTCTTTAATGAGAAAGACATGGTAACAACAGAAGTACCGATGGTTAATGTAGCACTATCTGGTAGTCTAGATGGTGGTCTGACACCAGGGCTTACGATGTGGGCAGGACCAAGTAAGCATTTTAAAACTGCATTCAGTTTGCTTATGGCAAAATCATATCTCGATAAGTATCCAGATGCAATCATGTTATTCTATGATTCAGAGTTTGGCACACCAATCAAATATTTTGAGACATTTCAAATTGATATGGATCGTGTTTTGCATACACCTCTGACTGATATTGAACAGTTGAAATTTGATATCATGCAACAATTAGCCGAAGTGACTCGCGGTGATAAACTCATCATCGTTCTTGATTCGATTGGTAACCTTGCATCAAAGAAAGAAGTTGAAGATGCACTTGAAGGTAAATCAGTTGCAGATATGAGCCGTGCAAAACAAGTTAAGAGTTTGTTCCGTATGGTCACACCTCACTTGAATCTTAAAGATATCCCGATGGTTGTAGTGAATCATACTTACAAAGAGATTGGTCTGTATCCAAAAGATATCGTTGGTGGTGGTACAGGTTCATATTACTCTGCTGATAATATTTTCATTATCGGTCGTCAACAAGAGAAAGACGGCACAGAGATCGTAGGTTACAATTTTATTATTAATGTGGAGAAGTCTCGATATGTTAAAGAAAAATCTAAAATACCTATCAATGTATCTTTTGATGGTGGTATCAGTAAGTGGTCTGGTCTACTTGACATTGCATTGGAGTCTGGACACGTTTCAAAACCCACTAATGGTTGGTATGCAAAGGTAGATAAAAGCACAGGAGAAATTGGTGATAAACATCGACTCATAGATACACAAACTGCTGAATTTTGGAATGACATTCTAGCTGATTCTGATTTTAAAGAATATGTAAGGAAAAAATATGAGATTGCTTTTGGAAACATTATGGGAACTGATGCAGAACTTGCTATGGTGGAAGAAAATGAAGTATAAAGAAGGTAGAGACTTTGTTTTCGTAGATATCAACCGAGAAATGGATGAAGGTGTGGTAGATAAGGTCACCGGAATTCATATTATCGAAGGTGAATATAAAGGCGTTGTCTACCATTATCACAAGGCAAGAGTTATCGAAGAAGGTGCTCTTGCCAAACTTCAATTTGGATTTACAATAGTTAATCCGGGTGAACACGACATTGAAGTATTGAAAAATGATACAGACTATGTTACAATAATGGGCGATATACTTACTGAAATTATGTTATCTAAGGTGAATGATGAACAGAATCGAACAGACAATCCTCAAGAATTTAATCTACAATGAGGAGTATACCCGTAAAGTAATACCTTTTATCCGAGACAATTATTTTTCGGATCAAACTGAAAGAGTAATCTTCAAAGAAGTCTTTGATTTTACAAACAAGTATAAGAATCTTCCCACGCACGAAGCCCTAGTTATCAATCTTACTGAGAGTAAGAATCTATCTGAACAACAACTTCAATCGGCAGTAGAACTACTCAACAACATTCATCAAAACAAAGATGAACGGGTTGAAATGAAATGGCTAACAGAGCAGACTGAAAAGTTTTGTCAAGACAAAGCAATCTATAATGCAATCATGGAATCTGTTGGTATTCTTGATGATAAAGACACCAAGAAAACCAAAGGTGAGATTCCAAAGCTACTTGCTGATGCACTTGGTATATCTTTCGACAGTCATGTTGGCCATGATTACATTCAAGATGCAGATGAACGATTTGATTTTTATCATCGCGTAGAATCCAAAGTGAAGTTTGATCTTGATATCTTCAACAAGATTACTAAAGGTGGTCTGCCACTTAAAACTTTGAACATTGCATTGGCTGGTACTGGTGTTGGTAAATCTTTGTTCATGTGCCATGTTGCAGCAGGATGTTTGTCACAAGGACATAATGTATTGTATATCACTATGGAAATGGCAGAAGAAAGAATTGCAGAGCGTATTGATGCTAACCTCTTGAATGTCTCTCTTGATGAATTGCAGACCATGGGTAAGAGTGACTATCAACGAAAGTTTGAGGTCATCAAAAACAAAACTCAAGGTAAGCTAATCATTAAAGAGTATCCGACTGCAAGTGCTTCTGCTCTCCACTTCCGTGCGTTGTTGAATGAACTTGCATTGAAAAAGAGTTTCAAGCCAGATATTATCTTCATTGACTATCTGAATATCTGTTCATCATCACGAATCAAACAAGGCGGTAGTGTAAACAGTTATACCTATATCAAGAGTATTGCAGAAGAACTGCGAGGCCTTGCTGTTGAGAACAATCTGCCAATCGTAAGTGCAACACAGACTACAAGAAGTGGTTATTCTAATTCTGATCCTGGTCTTGAAGATACTTCTGAATCGTTTGGTTTGCCTGCAACAGCAGACTTTATGTTTGCTCTTGTGACAAATGAAGAACTTGAAAATCTAAATCAAATTCTTGTGAAACAGTTGAAGAATCGTTACAATGATCCAAGTTTGTATAAACGATTCGTTGTCGGTATTGACCGATCAAAGATGAGGCTGTATGATGTAGAAGAATCTGCTCAGAGAGATTTGGCTGATTCAGGTCAAGATGATATTCCTGATAGACCTTTAAATACTTACGGCAATCGTGAACGAAACACAAGCGATAAATTTGGTGGATTAAAAGTATGAACTACATTGCTACACATCCAATTAGTGGTCTAAAATATATCATCCGAAGATATATGTAAGCATAAATACTCCAATAAATTGGAGGTTTTTATGGCCGGCGCGTCAGCAGAAAGACAAGAGAATGGTGTTATTCAAGAAATAAAAAAGGCTGTGAAAGCCAATGCAAAAAGTCCCATAACACTTAAGGCAGGTAAAACCATATTACAGGGTGTCATTGATGCTGAAAAATATACAGGTAGACAACTTGGTGGTTCAGAACCTTATACTGATGTTGTAATATATGTGCGAAAAGGTGGAAAGACTATTGAAATAAATTGTTCTTTGAAAGGTGAATCTGCACCATCACTTGCAGGCGGCGGTTTAAAAGGATTAGAGTTAGCAGTTCCTGGTATTGCAAAGAAATTTATGACTACTGCATATTCAGAATTGAAAACAAAAAAGAAATTGAAATCGGGAGATAAAGTTCCGGATGTTTTTGGTGAGATATCGCCAGCAAATAAAGTAAAAATCGTTGTAGGAAATAAAGCTATGGGTGGTCCAATAGATTTCATGTATATTGGACCTATGAGTGTCGTTGGTAGGTATGATAAGACAAAAAATTTATTGACTTTAAATGGTGAATTAACAGAAGCAACAACATACGCAAAGACACACAAATTATATTTTAGATTGAGGGCTAGGAGAGAAGACCAGAGATTTGATCCAGATGCAAAAGATAGTGATAACACACCTAAAATTTACGGTGTATCTCCATCTAGAGGTGATAGTGCAGGAAGAATAGTTGTCACAGATAAAGTACCATCAACAGGCGTAATAGTTAAAATATGAAATTCTCAGAATACATAACCGAATCAAAAAAAGAAGGTGCCAATCTTCATCTAGAACACCTTGAAGACGAGGTTCTAAATCGTGGTGTCGTTGGCACTAGAGATGCAATTAATTTTCTAATGTCTCTAAGAGATATGCTTGCTGGTCATTCAGAATCAAGGGTGAATGTTACTACAAAATGGGATGGTGCACCAGCTGTATTCTGCGGCATCAATCCAGATAATGGTAAATTCTTTGTTGGCACAAAAGGTGTATTCAATGCAAATCCTAAGTTGAATTATACCAATGCTGATATTGATGAGAATCATAAAGGCGAAGGTCTAAATGCAAAACTAAAAGTTGCTTTGCGTTATCTACCAAAGCTTGGTATCAAAGGTATCTTGCAGGGTGATATGATGTTTGCAAAAGGCGACATAAAAGAAGAAACGATTGATGGGCAAGATTACATTACCTTTCAACCAAATACCATCGTATATGCTGTACCAGCTGATTCTAAGTTAGCTACTATGATGCTTGCAGCACAAATGGGAATAGTTTTTCATACTTCATACACAGGTAAGTCTATGGATGATATGAAGGCTTCATTCAACATAGATATTAATAACTTAACAAGAACGAAGGATGTTTGGTTCCGTGACGCATACTTTGTTGATGCATCAGGTACTGCTACATTTACTGAAGATGAGACTAAACAAATTAACCGTGTGCTATCAGATGCGGGTAACAGATTCAGAACAATCAGTTCATTGGTGCTAAATCGTATCGCTTCTAGTAGTATTCTACAGGTTCAGATAAAAACATTCAATAATACCAAAGTTCGTGCGGGTGAAGCAATTAAGAATACCACACAACATACACGCGAACTGATAAAATGGATAGAAGATAAGCACAACAAAGAAATTCTAGCTGCAAAGAAAGAAGACACTAAGAAGAAACGAATCGCTGAGAAGAATGAAATGATGCGTTTCTTTCGCAGTTATGCTGGTGAGTTGCAAAAGATTTTTGATATTCAAAATGATATCGTATTGGCTAAGAACATGATAATCAAAAAGTTGCAGCAGTTGACTCAGATCACAGGAACATTTTTGAAAACTGATGATGGGTTTAAGGTTACTAATCCAGAAGGTTTTGTTGCTGTTGATAAATTGAGGGGTAACGCTGTCAAATTAGTAGATAGACTTGAGTTTTCGCTTGCCAATTTTTCGGCAGCAAAAGCTTGGAACAAGTAAGCACTAACTTATTATAAAGGTTTATATGCCAGATATTAAGTTCGACATTAATGCGATAATGAAAGAATATGGTGATGATGATTTTGGATTTACCGCGACCGATGAGGAAGAATACAATTCTGTTATCGCAGAGAAAGAAGATACTGTTCAAGAATATAAGGACAGATTACAACAAGTAGAGAAAATCATACTACCGTTTTTGACCAAGTTGTTGAAGACAGCAGATCAACCTATCATTAAGTGGCCAAATAGGAAAACAATTTTAGAAGCGCAAATTCAAAAGGTACTAAATCTAACCAGAGGATAAGTATTATAACACTTGGAGTATATTATGCAAAAACAAGACTTGATTATTGGTGCAAGCACCAACTATGATTGGAACAAATTAAAATACTGGATCAATTCCATCAAAATGTCAGGATTCAAAGGCGATATCGCTTTGATTCTGATGAACTGTGATAAAGATACAGTAAAGAAAGTCCATGAAGCTGGTGTACAAATCATTGGCTTCGTTCAAGACGATGAAGGTAATCTAAAGCATCAATCTGGTATGCCAATTCATACCGAACGATTTCTTCACATTCACAATTTTCTATCAGATAAACTCTATCGGTATGTCATTACAACCGATGTGAAGGATGTTATCTTTCAAAGAAATCCTATTGAGTACCTCGAAAAGAATCTTGGTGAAGATCAAAATCTTATGTTTGCATCCGAGAGTATTCGATATAAAGATGAAGCATGGGGTAACCAAAACCTCATGGAAACATATGCAAATTACATCTATGATCATTTCAAAGATAATGTAATCTATAATGTTGGTGTTCTTGGTGGTCGTGGGTTTGCAATGCGTGATTTGGCTATCAATATCTTTGCTGCATCTATGGGTCGACCAATACCTATCTGCGATCAATCAACATTCAACTTCTTAGTTTCAATGAGTCCATATCTTGAAACCTCTGTGTATAGTAAATCAGAAGATGGGTGGGCTGCACAATTAGGTACAACTGCCGATCCATCGAAAGTTGATGAGTTTAGACCTTTTCTTCTGGAGCCTTCTCCTATAATGAAAGATGGTGAAGTTACAACATCAACCGGATTACCCTTTACAATTGTCCATCAATATGATAGAGTACCAGAGTGGCGCAAAATCATTGAGGCAAAATATGGCTAAGAAAATTGCATTGTGTATAAGTGGTCAGCCAAGGTCTGTTGACCTTGCTTTCCCTTATGTGGAGAAGAATATCCTAACTGGTAACGATGTTACAGTTTTTACTTTTTCATGGGGTGAAGAATTTGATAACCCATATAAACCTGCTTTATCTGTAGTAAGAGAACCAATTGTTCCTGATCTTTCTCTGTATACTAGATTTCCGCCTCCTCAGCCAAACTGGAAAGTAAAAGATGCAAAATTGTCAACCTGGTCTCAACTGTATGCTATCTTTCATTGCAATGAATTGAAAAAGCAATATGAGAAAGAAAACAATATGATCTTTGATTGGGTCATTCGCACACGGTTTGATTTTGCTATTAACACTTACATTCCATTTGAGGTATTAGATAATTCAAAGTTGTATATTCCAAATTGTCGTATGACACCAGATCGTGATTTTGGTAATGATCAGTTTGCTTTTTCATCATCAGAGAATATGGATAATTATGCTAGATGTTTTTGTCATATAGATGATTTTTATAGTGATGGGGCGCAGTATATGTGTGAAGATATGATGAGTGCTAATTGGAAGTTATATAATCTAGTTGGTGATAATCTTATGTATTGTGATGTTAATCATCCATTTCCACCAGGACAATATAATGGAACTTGGCACAGTTTAATTCGTGAGGACTTTGAAGAATGGCTTCGTTAGTAATATGCATGGCTGGTTTGAATACCAGATTCCATGATGTAGGTTTTGATATACCAAAATATCTACTGCCTTGGCAAGACAACACAATTATCCATACAATACTTAAAGAATTGGATCATTTTGATGATGTTGTTTTGGTAGCAAATAAGAGAGATAATTATTTTAGAAAAGAATTGTTAGACTCTATTGCACCACTTGGTCTGCACGATAGAAATGTTTTGTATATTGGTGACACCAATGGTCAAGCCCATACTGCATACATTGGGGCGTCAGCAGTAAAAGACTCATCACAACCATTATTCGTTCATAATGCTGATACTCTTTTGATTGGTAGAGAATTAAAACATATTCAGTTTGCAGATGGATATGTAGATGTATTCGTTGCAAATAATCCAAACTATTCATATGTTAGGTCAAGAGAAGGTCTTGTAACAGATGTTGTAGAAAAATCAGCAATAACACCATTTGCAAGTTCTGGTCTATATGGGTTTACCAGTGCAGAATTTTATAAAGATATCTTTGATAATTTGCTAAACAGCTTTACAGGTAAAGAAATGTATATTGCAAATCTACTATCATATATGATATCTAAAGGTTATTCTGTTAATCTAAATGATCTATCAAGTCAACATGAAACTATAGTTCTTGGTACTCCACAAGAATATGGACTTGAAATAACAAAACAGGCAATGAAACGATGATTAAATTAAAAGGTGGTTCATTGAGTTCAACTTATCTGATGGAGAATGAAAAAGGTAAATTTGTTCGCAAGATGGTAAATACAAAAGACAATCGTGAATATGGATATATGCGTTGGTATTCACAGTTGAAAAAGTTACAAAGATACAATACAGACTTTCCTTATTTGTATCCACAAATAATTAAACTGGGCGTTGATGGCAATCAGGCTTATTTTGACCTAGAGTATCTAAAAACATATAAAGATATTAAGACAATATTTGCTGAACAAGAATTAACAGATAAAGAGTTGCATAAAATAAATACTGCAATATGGAATGCATTTTCTGTAATGCATCGGTATTCACATGACCCAATTTTTGGTGCGCCACTCTTATATTTTAAAGAAGAAGTAGAACAAAAACTAGAAGATGCAAAAAAGTTTCCTGAGTTTCTAGAATTTTTTAATTGCGGAACATATCAGTATTTTGGTGATATAGTCCATGGTATTACAAATTATGTAGATGAGTTGCATAACTTTTTCTCTGAGATGAAATTAATTGACGAACAATCAATACATGGAAATCCAACACTTGAAAATATGATGTATTCGTTTACCGATGATGCTGTTAAATTTGTTGATCCATATGAAGAAAGTGTTATTGATACCAGGTTCTTAGACTATGCACAGGTTCTACAATGCTCAAGAAGTTGTTATGGTATCACCAATGATGGTGAAGTTAGTGTAAATGAAAATGTGGTGAAGTGTGATATTGTTGTGCCTAAGAATTTTCGAGAGTTTAATAAGTTATTTGAAGGTCAGATTGCAGAACCTAAAACAAAACAAATTGTAGATGTATTAGAAGCAACACAGTTCATTCGTATGCTTCCGTTTAAGTTGGCTGCGGGTGATATAGATAAGGCTAAATATTTCTATGTTCATGCGTGTTCTTTATTGAGACATATATTCTAATGAAAAATAATGTGCTAGTGAATTTTAATAATTACAAAAGAACTTGGAATGTTGAATCACATCTTCCAATTAATTTTACAATCCATTATTCTAATGATATTTTTGATCCTAAAAATCTTGACCTAATTGAGTATGGTACAAGCAAACGCCGCTTGGTTGTTATTGATAAATCAGTCAATGAATTATATGGTAACAATCTAAAAAAATACTTTGAATCTATTTCTTTTGATTTGAAATTGAAGGTCATAGATGCAGTAGAAGAAAATAAAGATTGGAAACACACCGATGAGATCCTTAAATTCTTTGAAGACGAAGGTGTATTGAGGAGAGAAACCATTATCGTAATTGGTGGTGGTGTTCTACTTGACCTTGTTGGTTTCTGTTGCAGTATCTATCGCCGTGGCATTCCATATGTCAAAGTTCCAACCACACTTCTTGCCATCGTAGATGCATCAGTTGGTGTCAAGGTCGCAGCAAATCATTTTGATCGCCGAAATAGAATTGGTGCTTACTATCCACCGATTGCCACTTTGATTGATAAGAAATTTATTGCAACACAATCTCAAAGAGAGATCGTCAATGGTCTTGCAGAAATATTCAAACTTGGCGTAATCAAATCTGAAGAACTGTTTGAATTGCTTGAGAATAATTATGATCAATTATTGAGAGAAAAATTTCAACTTGGTGCTATACCTGTTCGTGTTATCAATATGGCTATTACTGGTATGATTGATGAGTTGCAGCCAAATCTATGGGAAAAAGATTTAGAAAGACCAGTAGATTTTGGACATACCTTTAGTCCTCTGATTGAAATGAATAACATTCAGACAATGAAACATGGTGAAGCAGTAGTATTAGATTGTTTGTTATCTTCATGCATAGCATTTAATCGTGGTTTTATTACTGAAGATGAACTGAAACGCATATTTAATACTGCTAAAAATTTAAAGTTACCGACATGGCATAGAGATTTTGGTAACAAAGAACTTGTTTTGTCTGCACTTGAAGATACCATGAGACACCGAAATGGTAATCAGTATATTCCTATTCCTACAGGCATAGGTAGTTGTGTAATCATAAACAATCTTAAAGAAGAAGAATTAATTAGTGCAATGAATACTTTCGAGGATATATGAAAACTGCGATAATTACTGGAACAAGTAGTGGACTTGGTCGTTCACTTGCTGAATGTTTTTTGAAAAATGAATTTCGTGTTATGGGTCTATCAAGAAGCAGATTTATAGATCAGATACACCACATTAATTATTCACACCATAACTGTGATATTACAAATTTACAATCAGTCATAAATTTTAGTGTTGCTATCAATCAACCTATTGACCTTTTAATTCATAATGCTGCATCATTCTCACTTCAGAAATTTGAAAAAGAATCTGCATATAATATAAACAAGATGATTGATACAAACTTAAAAGCACCAATGATTTTGACCAGTCAATTGTTACCATTGATGAAAGAGGGATCAAAGATTTTCTTTATCAACTCTGTTGCCGGTCTAGAAGAAATAGAAAATCAATCTATCTATTGTGCAACAAAGTATGGGTTGACTGCGTTTGCTGGTGTTTTAGGTAAAGAATTAAAAGAGAAGGGTATTAAAGTTACAAGTTTTCATCCTGGTGGCATCAATACACCATTATGGGATAATTTAGGTTTTCATGCAGATACAAGTAAACTTCTTAATCCAACAGATGTAGCAGAATTAGTAATGAATACATACAATGCACCAAGTAATATGGTATTAAAAACTGTGCAATTCTTTCCAGACATGGAATGGCATCAATGAGTTTGATACCTAATACTAATCTATTCATTGTAACATCAGCATTGAATGCTAATATTGGTATTGTTACTGAAGAAAATAGAATGAAGCAAACAGTCGAATCTCTAAAGAATATTCGTAGTAAAGTTCCTGATGCAATCATTTTGTTTGTTGATGGTTCACCAATAGAAATATCAAACGATAAAGTTCAAGAAATTAATTCTCTATGTGATCACAGTATCTGGTGGCAAAAAGATGCTGATGTAAATCATTT